GAAATATATAGATGAAATCGGTAAAGATCTAGTTGTAGATGATTTCAATCTCAAAGAGGTTCAAATGAGACTACCAGCACGTAAGCATTTTTGGGTAGCTAGGTTAATGGATGCTAAGGTAGAGAAGAATATTCTTATTGCTAAGAAAAAAAGACTTAAGAAAGAGCTTACTAAGAAGGTAATTGCTGATTCTCCTGTAAAGATAAGCTTATCAACTGCAGAACAGCATGCAGAAAGACATGACTCCGTAGTTCAACTTACAGAGAGTATTAATGAATATACAGTTATTGTAGAATATCTAGAAAAATGTGAGAAGGTTTTATCATCAATGAGTTTTGACTTAAAAAATATCGTTGAAATCAATAAGCTTGAGATGCTTTAATATGATAGAGTTTGATTACAGACGTCCTACGAATAGGTTAGTAGTAAAAACAGATGATTCGGATCTTTTTGATCAGATACGTGAGCATTTTAGTGTTGAGAATGATGGAGCGAGGTTTGCGCGTAGATATAATAGGTTTGCACCAACACGTAAGTATGTAATAACTGGTACAGGTACGTGTGAGCTAGGTATGTACTGGGAGATTCGTAAGTTTCTTATTAAGGAGCAGATCAATACTGATATAACTACTACTAAAGCACTCGAGAAGGCACTTAAAGTAGGTTTAGATGTTAAGTTATGTGACCACTTTAACTTCAAACTGAGAGATTATCAGGAAGATGTTGTTGGTAAGGCATTGAGACTGGGTAGAGGTACTTGTGTATTAGGTACAGGTGCAGGTAAGACCTTTATTACTGCAGCTTTAATTGAGAACTACTTTGTTAACTCACCAGATAAGGATACATTTAAGTGTTTAATGCTTGTTCCTGATCTAGGACTGGTAGCTCAGACATATGATGAGTTTATTGACTGTGGATCTACATTTAAGGTTACTAAATGGACAGGTAAACATAAACCAGACCTAACTGCCAATGTAATTATTGCTAATATAGGCATCATACAGAGTAGGTTTGAGGATAATGACTGGTTAAAGTATATTGACCTACTGGTAGTTGATGAGTGTCATAAAATAACTAGTGGTAATAAGATATCAAAGATAGTACAGAAGATTAAAACACATAATAAGTATGGTTTTACTGGTACATTACCTGAGAATCAATTGGATAAGTGGTCAATCATAGGTAAACTCGGACCAGTTGTGTATGAAAAGACGAGTTATGAGTTGAGACTTGAGGATCACCTTGCAAATGTTAATGTTAAAGTGTTAGAACTCAGCTATACACAACGAATTAACTATGTAACTAACAATAGATACCGTGAAGAGCTTGATTTCGTGTATGAAAATGCAGACCGTAATAACTTTTTAACAAAACTGTGCAGTAAACTACCAAACAACATACTTGTTTTAGTAAATCACATTAAACATGGTGAGATTTTACAAGAATATTTAGAAAAAGTGGAGAATAAGCAGGTTTACTTCATCCAAGGTTCAATTGCAGTAGATGAGCGTGAGAGAATTAAGCAGATCATGGAAAACCATGATAATGTTGTATGTATTGCTATAAGTGCTATCTTTTCTACTGGTATTAACATTAAAAACCTGCATAACATTATATTTGCTGCAGGTGGTAAGTCATTTATACGAACAGTACAGTCTATTGGTCGTGGATTGCGTAAACATGAGACAAAAGACAAGCTAATCATCATGGATGTATGTGATAACCTACCATATGGTAAGAGACACTGTGAAAAGAGGAAGACTATTTACGAAAAAGAGAAGATCCAATACAAAGAGGTACAAGTAAAGCCTTTTTAAGTTGATTAACTGTTAACCTACTATATAATAAATTAAATGTCTAAAGATAAAAAAGCTGAATATTATATTAAACCTAAAGAGTTTAAAGAATCACTACAAAAATACTATGATTCGGATAAATTGACTGATGACTTGGCTGAAAATATTAAAAAGATAGCATATGGTCTGAGTTATAATGCATCATTCATTAATTATTCGTATAAAGATGATATGATTGGTGATGCTCTTATTAAGATGTATGCTGCTCTTAAATATAAAAAGTATAAGTTTGAAACTGGATCAAATCCCTTCTCTTACTTCACTACAATTGCATATCACGCTTTTATTAACAGGATTAAAAAGGAAAAGAAACATCATCAAGCTATCTGCGACTATAAAGAGAAGGTTTATGAAGAGCTTATGACAGACCCAAACAATACACATGGTCATGTTTATGTTAAGCCTTTAGATGACGATGATTCCTAAGTTACATAAGCCTAAAATAGCTATATTTTCCGACTTGCACCTAGGTGTACACTCTAACAGTAGTGACTGGCATAATTATGCCATTGAGTGGACGAATTGGTTTAAGGAAGAATGTATTAAAAATAATATTAAGGATATTATTTTCTGTGGTGATTGGCATCATAATCGAAGTGAAATTTCTGTAAGTACATTACAGATATCAGCAGATATTTTAGATATTCTATCAGACTTCAACCTGATAGCTATTACAGGTAATCATGATATTTATTATAAACATAGAACGGATGTAAATTCTATTTCTATTTTTAAAAATAGAAAGAACGTTACAATCTTAGACCAATACCAAACATTTGAAGCGTTTGATCGTAAGATATCTTTATGCCCGTGGAATACTTCCACATCACAAATAGAAGAAAGTGATGTTATATTTGGTCACTTTGAAATTGAGACATTTAAAATGACTGGTTTTAAGGTATGTGAGGAGGGGGTAAAAGTAAAAGATTTACTTAAGAAATCTGATTTAATTATTTCAGGTCACTTTCATACAAGACATGAGAAAACATACGGTAGTGGTACTATTTTATATGTAGGTAACCCCTTTCAAATGGATTTCGGTGATGCAGAAAACCATAAAGGCTTTTATACTTTAGATCTAGACACAATGGAGTATAATTTTACACAAAATAATATATCTCCAAAATATAAAAAGGTATTGCTAAGTGAATTAGTTGAAGAAGGAAATATAACCTTACGTATTAAGGATATGTTTTTGAATAATTTTATTAAGCTGAAAATTGATATGAATATATCACAACAAGATATGGATATATTGCATAATGTGCTCAATAGGCTAAAGCCTGAATCCATTACAATCGATTATGATATAAACTTTAACCGTATACTGTCTAATACGGAACAAAAAGAAGATTTATCAGGCATTGATATTAAACAAGCTATAACTGAGTTTGTAAATATGCTTGATATTGATAATGTGGATAGTATAATTGATTATACAGTAGATCTATATGAAGAGTGTAAACTTTAGTAAATTATCAGCACAAAATTTTTTATCTATAGGTGAAGAGCCTGTAACGGTTGAGTTTAGCAAAGGCTTACACGTTATAACCGGTAAAAATAAAGATAAGCCTGATCGACGTAATGCAATCGGTAAAAGTACAGTTGCTGATGCTTTGTATTTTGCTATATTCGGCGAGACTCTTCGCGAGATTAAAAAGGATCTTATAGTTAATAATATAACAGGTGGTAAAACACACGTAGAGTTAGACTTTGATGTTACTACCACAATAGGTAGTGATAACTATAAAATTATACGTACACTTGGACCGTCGAAGGTGTTCATATATAAGAATGGAGAAGATAAGACAAGAGATAGTATTTCTAACACTACAAAATATATATGTAGTGTTATAAGTGCCTCACCTTCTATATTTAAAAACTGTGTTATAATGACAGTAAATAACGCAACGCCATTTATGGCAAAAAATAAGATTGAAAAGCGTAAATTTATTGAAGATATTTTCGGTATGGAGGTATTCAGTCAAATGCTTTCAATGCTTAGGTCAGAATATAATGAGATAAAGCGGGACTATGATACTGAAATGGTAAAGTATGAAGAAATTGAAAACAGTCTTAAAAATTATAATGATCAAAAAGACCTTACCTTAACAAGACGTAAAGAAAAAAAGCAAACGTACTTAGATAGGCAAAAAAACAATACTTTAGAAATAGAAGATCTAACTAGTCAATCTAACTCTCTAGAATATGCAAGTATAAATGACTTAGAGGTAAAGGGTGATACATTACAAGGCCAGCTTAGAACGTGTGATGATAAAATAAGTGAGTATATCTCTATTATTAGTGCGGAAAAAGCTAAGATCAACCATAAGAAAGAACAGATATTAAAGATCGGTACAGAAGAAGATACATGTCCTGTTTGTCTAAGGCCGATTGAAGATCATGACCTAGATAATATTGAAAAGGAAAAGCAGCAACTTAAGTCCTCTATAGATGAAATGGTAGATAATGTCAAGGATATACATTCATCACTAGTAAAGGTAAAAGATGTAAAGCAAAAAATTCAAAATAACATTAGTGTTAATAACAACAAAATTTCTGAAACTAAAGTCTTACAGCAAAAGCAAAAGAATATAGCTCAGCGAATTGAGCAACTAGCAAAGTGGCAAGAAGAACTAAAAGTAGATTTAGAGATTGTTGAGAGTTTACAGACGGACTTTGATATACTTATTGATGAGACTACTAGTAGAATAGATACTGCAAGTAATAAGATAAAGGAGTATAGGGATAAAATATCAAAACTAGATATCGTAAAATATGTTGTTTCAGAAGAAGGTGTTAAATCATATATTGTACAAAAGTTATTAGATTTACTTAATAACAAAATGATGCACTATTTACGTAAACTTGATTCTAACTCAATTTGTATATTTAATGAATATTTTGAAGAAGAAATATTAAATGAGAAGAGTAAGGTATGTTCATACTTTAACTTTTCTGGTGCTGAACGTAAGTCAATTGATTTAGCTTGTCTATTTACATTCTCTGATATTAGACGTATGCAAGGCGGTGTAAGTTATAACATTGCAATATATGACGAGTTATTTGACTCTTCTTTTGACGAGAAGGGTATTGAACTCATAACAGAAATACTACAAGAGCGTGTTGAAGAGCTAAATGAATGCTCAATTGTTATATCGCACCGTAAAGAGTCTATTAAAGCAGCTACCGGTGATGTTATATATCTAGAGAAAACAAATGGTATAACTAAGCGTGTTGATTACCTAGAACTTTAAACTAATTATATTAAATGATTAATCCTAATCCTGGCCCTTTTGCACAACCATTTGCCTCGCCACCAGTTGGTGGTAATACTAATAAACCCGTAAGACTGTCACAGCCAAAGGAGAATAGTTTACCAAGATATATTAATTATCTGGCTGACTTGAGTGGGTGTGGTCATTGGCGTATTTTATGGCCGGAGCAAGTTATTAACGCATCAGGTAGAGGAGTCTCACACTCACTTACTGCAATGGTTGGTGATTCTAGATTTTATCACAATGTTAAAGCTGTAAAGGTACAACGCCAAGCTTCGTCATCACAAAAAGCGTTTATTAAACACCTCAAAAGCATACAACAAGAACGAGGCTTTAAACTTATATATGAAGTTGATGACGTTGTTTTTAAAGAAGAAATTCCAGACTATAATAAATTCAAACATGCATTTGACAATGAAGAGGTAAGACAAAATTGTATTGATATAATTAATATGTGTGATGAAGTAACTGTTACATGTCCATATATTAAGCGTATATACGAAGAAAAAACCGGTCATAAAAATATAACTGTAATTCCAAATTTTGTACCCGACTTCTGGATGGGTCATTTATTTGAAGGTAAGGAGGTTGCAAGGCAGTTCGATAAAAACAAATCTAAGCCACGTATTCTTTATACAGGTTCAGGTGCACACTACGATGTTGATAACAAGACGGGTGGTGTTGATGATTTTACTCATGTTCGGGATTTTATACGTGCAACAGTAAATAAGTATCAGTGGATATTCGTTGGTGCATTCCCACCACCGTTATCAGATTTAATAAGCTCAAAGCAAATAGAGTTTTACCCATGGCAAACCCTCATAAATTACCCTAAGTTTATATCTAATTTAAACGCACAGCTTATGGTAGCACCTCTACAAGAAAATAGCTTTAATAAATCAAAATCTGATATTAAGTTTATTGAAGCCTGTACACTAGGTATTCCATGCTTATGTCAAGACATGGAGACTTATAGTACAGCTCCTGAAGCTCTGAGGTTTAAAACAGCAGAGGAGTTAGAAGATAAAATTAACAATATTCTTAACTGGAAAAATAGAAATAAATATTATGAAAATATTTATAGATTAAGAGACATTGGATCAAAGAGATGCTTAGAGTTAGAACCTAATATCGGCTCCCATCTTGAAGTATTAAATACACCGTATGGTTCCGAAGAAAGAAAATACCTTGAAAAATGGAATTAGTACGATATAATATGGTAGATGTCATACAGAAACGTTGTTTATAATAGCCGGGAAGGTACATGTACTATATTTACATGGGATCAGGATGGTAATAGAGTTAGTCATACTACAACATTTGAACCATACTTGTATGTAGAAGATCCACGTGGTAATGAAACTTCAATATATGGTACTAAAGTATTAAAACGCTCTTTTAATAACGCGTATACGCGTAATAAGTTTATTCAAGACTCTGGTATAAAGCGAGTCTTTGAAAATGTTCCAGCACCACAACAGTTTCTTCTAGATATGTTCTGGAAAGAGAACGAAAAACCAGAGTTTGCAAAGCATAAACTTAAAACATGCTTTATAGATATTGAAACATTTAGTGTGGATAGTTTCCCGGATGTTGATAACCCGACACATACTATTAACGTAATAACATGTTATGATACCATTAATAAGAAGTTCTTCACTTTTGGTCTTAAGCCCTATTCTGGTAAAGGTCGTGATGATTTAGTTTATAAG